CCGCGTTAGGTGTTTTCTATCTTGCTATTGCACAGATATGGAACCTTCCTTATGGCGATCAGATAAATATGACAATCGCAGCGCTTGCAACGCTTCTTGGAACGGTACTTGAAATTTCTACAGGCATCTATCTCAAGAACAAAGAGTTCAACGACGAGATGTACGGAGGTAAGGGCGATGAGTGATATTTATTCCTCGCTCGTCTCCTATGTCCGTGTATCCCCGTGCAAATCCAAACGAGTAAAGAAGATCGACACGATCACGATCCATTGCATGGCCGGTAATCTTACAGCTAAGAGGTGCGCAGATCTATTCATGAACAAGTCAAGACAGTGTTCCTCGAACTACTGTGTCGGCTCGAATGGTGATATAGCTTGTTCGGTACCAGAAAACTATAGATCCTGGGCGACATCCAATGCTCCAAACGACCAGAGAGCTATCACGATTGAAGTGGCTAACGATGGCGGAGCAAATACCGGATGGCACGTGTCTTATAAGGCTCTTGGAGCTCTTGTAGCATTACTCGTAGATATTTGTAGGCGTAACGGCATACCGATGCTTAAATGGTGCAATGACAAAAAGCTTATCGGTCAGGTCGACAAGCAGAACATGACAGTCCATAGGTGGTTTGCGAACAAAGCTTGCCCCGGAGACTATCTCATGAGTAAACACCAGTGGATAGCACAGCAGGTTAATCTCATGCTCGGAGCACAGAATCCGTCTCAGACGTCTGCTTATACAATCGGCGGTGTAGATTACAGACCAGTATTTGATCCGGTGTACTATAACACGAGATACCCGGATCTTAATGCCGTATTTCATGGTAATGCTGAAATGCTGTGGACACATTTCGTAATTTTCGGTAGAAAAGAAGGACGAAGAGCATCCGCTAATTTTGATCCTTTTGTCCATCGATTCAACAATCCAGATCTCGTTTCGGCTTTTGGCAACGATTGGCCAAAATACTACGAACACTACTTAACTTTCGGAATGGCCGAGGGTCGAAGCGGGACTTAAAAGAGGTGTGAATAATGTGGCAGTACTACCAACCTAATCCATGCGGGCTCTCTACAGGCGATTGCACTGTCAGAGCTATATCAAAAGCATTAGATATTTCGTGGGATGAAGCTCACGACATATTAAGCGTGTTCGTAAATACAATAAGAAAGCCAAAAAGATACAGGAGAAACAAAGAAAACAAACATAACTAGGAGTAAGACATGTTATCAAATACAGCGACTCCGAAATATTACGGGGAATTCCGAGAGAAAGTATTAAGTGGTAAGATACCTGTAAACGAATACATCTCTTTGCAAATGCAGAGAATAGATCGGAGAATAGAAGATCCAAGGTATTATTACGACGAAGCAGCCGTAGAAGCTTACATATTATTTGCCGAAACAGAACTAACTCTCACCGACGGTTCCCCTCTAGTATTAACGGATGCATTTAAGCTGTGGGCAGAAGACGTATATGGCTGGTATGAATTCGTAGATAAGCTCGTTTATGTACGAGAATCTAACGGTTCAAAAGGTCGATACGTAAAAAAGCGAGTTAAGAAACGTCTTACCAGAAAGCAATTCTTAATAGTTGCCAGAAGTGCTGCTAAAACCATATATCTGGAGAGCATACAAGCTTTCCATCTTGTGTCAGACCCAGAGACGACGGACCAGATAACGACTTCTCCGACAATGAGACAGTCTGACGAGGTTTTAGGACCTTTACGTACCGCAATAGCAAGAGCCCCCGGGTCGGTGTTTAAGGTTCTTACGATGGGTTCGAATCAGAATACCACCGGCAATCCGGATTCCAGAAGAAAGCTATATTCGTCAAAAGCTGGAATAGTGAATACACTAACAAATTCTATATTGCGAATACTACCTATGACAATCGATAGACTCCAGGGTCTAAGATGTAAAACAGCCACAGTTGACGAATGGCTTTCTTGTGATATTCGCGAAGATCCTATAGGTGCCATCGAGCAGGGTGCTTCTAAACTTCCAGACTATCTAATAGTCGCCGCATCTTCGGAAGGAACAGTTAGAAACGGCCCCGGCGATACAATTAAGATGGAGTTGCTCGATATTTTACGAGGTAAATACTCAGCCGAGCATGTATCTATCTGGTATTATTGCTTAGACGACATTAAAGAAGTAGAAGATCCCGAGATGTGGTTAAAAGCCAATCCGAATCTTGGCATCACTGTTAGCTACGAAGTATATCAGGAAGATAAAGAACGAGCTGAGAATGCTCCTGCGTCTAGAAACGACATTCTTGCAAAAAGATTTGGTATACCAATGGAAGGGTATACATATTTCTTTACGTTTGACGAAATAACACCACACCGCAAGCGTAATTTCTGGCAGATGTCTTGTGCCCTCGGGGCAGATTTATCTCAGGGCGATGACTTCTGTGCGTTTACATTTTTATTTCCGCTCGGTATGGGTGAATTTGGTGTCAAGACAAGAAGTTATATTACCACGAGAACATTTTCTAGACTTCCTTCCGCCCCCAGAGAGCTATATCAGAAGTTTATTGACGAGGGAAGTTTGATTGTTCTTGAGGGAAGCATACTTGATATGATGGAAGTCTATGACGATCTTGATCGGTACATAGATGAAAACGAGTATGACGTATCGTGTCTCGGATATGATCCATACAATGCAAAAGAGTTTGTCCAAAAATGGGCAGAGCAACACGGCGAATACTTTATCGAGAAGGTTCCTCAGGGCGTTAAGACCGAATCAGTACCTCTCGGTGAGATAAAAGACATGACGACAGATCGCAAACTTATATTTGATCAGGAGTTGATGAAATTTGCTATGGGTAACTGCGTTGTTCTCGAGGATACAAACGGAAACAGAAAGCTTTTAAAGAAACGATATGAGGAAAAGATAGACAATGTGGCAGCACTGCTTGATGCTTGGGTTGCTTACAAAGTTTATAAAGATCAATTTTATTAAATCATCAAAATGATAGTGTCGAAAGGAGAGTTTTAAATGTCCTCAATAACTGAAAGGGCAAAAAGAGCTTGGGACGTGTTCCGAGGTAGAGATCCAACCCTCTACGGTAAGAATCTTGGTCCATCATACTCTACAAGACCGGACAAGAAACGCGTGATATATGGTGGCGACAGATCCATCGTAAACGCGGTGTATAACAGAATAGCTATAGATTGCGCTGCAGTTGACGTGGAACACATACGAAAGAATGACGAAGGATTTTTTGAAGATACAATAAACGACAGCTTAAATAAATGTTTAACGCTGTCTGCCAATATCGATCAAACCGGAAGATCCCTCATTCAGGATATTGTGCTTTCCATGTTCGACGAGGGTGTAATCGCGGTCGTTCCAACGTTAACGTCAAAGAACATCATCTCGGAAGAAAATTACAAGATATACGAGTTACGAACCGCCAAGATCAAACAGTGGTATCCTAAGTACGTTCGTGTCGAGCTGTATGATGACGAAACTGGAAGAAAACGAGAAGTGACGCTCCCTAAGAAGTCTGTAGCTATAATAGAAAACCCGTTCTACGCAGTTATGAACGAGCCAAACTCTATCGGCAGAAGACTAATAACAAAGTTAAATCTATTAGACGTTATAGATGATCAGCTGTCGGCTGGTAAACTCGACATGATCGTACAGTTGCCATATGACGTATCGTCGCCGATGAAGAAAAAGATCGCCACAGAGCGTAGACAGGACATACAAAACCAATTGACTGACCAGAAGTACGGAATAGCTTATCTTGGAGCTACCGAGAAAGTCATTCAGCTTAATAGACCTCTTGAAAACAATCTAATGACTCAGATAGAATACCTAACAAAAATGTTCTATTCCGAGCTTGGGATTTGTGAAGAGATACTAAACGGAACCGCTGATGAACAGAAGCAGTTAAACTATCGAAACAACGTGATCGAACCGGTGCTCGCTGCAATAACGACGGAGATGACACGTAAATGGTTGAGCGCAACTGCTATAACTCAGGGTCAGTCTATATACTTTGTTCAGAATTCGTTTAAGCTTGTTCCTATAGGAAATATTTCCAAGGTTATAGAGCCGTTGATAAGGTCTCAGGTACTCACTCCGAACGAAGCAAGATCTATCGTTGGATATAGACCGTCTGATGAACCAGTAGCAAATCAGCTCAGTAATCCGAACATAAACCCTATGGAACAAATGCCAACGGACGGCGAAGAACCTCCAGAGGGCGAAGAAATTGATCCAAATGAAATACCATACTAAGAAAGGAGAAACATTAAAATGGCAGGAAAATTTGACTTTGGTGGCATAGCTACCAAATACGGCATTAAGTGTGAAGATGGTCTCACACTTGCTCCTGGCGCTTTTGGCGGATGCGACGGTAAGAAAGTACCACTCGTATGGAACCACCAGCACGGAGATGTCGAAAACGTTATCGGTCATGCTATACTTGAGGAAAAGGACAATTGCGTATACGCACACTGTAAGTTCAATAATTCCAAAAAGGCTCAGCATGCCAAAGAATGTCTCGGAAACGACGACATCGACGCTCTTTCTATTTACGCGAACAAGCTTCAGAAGAACGGAAAGAATGTCATGCACGGCGTGATCAGAGAAGTAAGTCTTGTACTCGGAGGATGCAATCCTGGTGCAGTTATTGACAGAAATTCTGTCGCAGTAGCTCACGGGTTTGATATGGATCCAGAAGAGATCGAAGATCTCGACGAAGCAGTAATCTATCACGGAATGGAGTCTATCGATATAGAAGACGAAGAAGACGAAGAAGATTACGATGAAGACGAGAATGATGAGGAGAATGATGAGGAGGATGATATGAAGCACGCGTACGATGAAGATGACGAAAAGTCATCCGGAGAAACAATTGAAGACGTATGGAACACAATGAACGACAAGCAGAAAAAAGTTTGCTATGCTCTCGTCGGCCAGGCAGTAGAAGAGGCAACCGGCGGCGCAGATGAAGACGATGACGAGGAGGAAAACATGAAGCACAACGTATTTGAAAACGGAGAATATGTAACTGGACCCGCAATCACATTAGAGGATCGCAAGCAGGTTCTTGCAGACATGAAGAGATTTGGCAGCCTTAGCGAGTCTCTTAAGCATCACATGGAGGATGAAGACGGAGTTCTTGCACACGCAGTTACTCCCGCAAACTACCCTACAAACGAAGATGGAACCACACAGACATACGGCGTAGCTAACGTCGATTGGCTGTTCCCTGATGTAAAGAACTTCACCTCCGGCGAGCCCGATTTCATCATGAGAGATCGGAGTTGGGCAGAGAAGCTCCTTAGTGCAGCACATCACACGCCGTTCTCAAGAGTTAAGATGATGTTCGCTGACATCACAGCTGACGAAGCTCGTGCAAAAGGTTACATCAAGGGCAACCAGAAGGTTGAGGAAGTGTTCACTCTGCTTAAGAGATCCATCACACCTCAGACAGTATACAAGAAGCAGAAGATGGACAGAGATGATATCGTTGATATCACAGATTTCGACGTAGTTTCCTGGATCAAGAAGGAAATGCGCGGAATGCTCAATGAGGAAATCGCAAGAGCTATTCTTGTTGGTGATGGACGTAGCACAGCATACGAAGATAAGATCTCCGAGGACCACATCAAGCCCGTATACAACGACGCAGATCTCTACGCTATCAAGATCAGACTTCCTTATATCGCTAATGAGTCAGATGATGCTAGAGCGAAGAGAGTCATCAGAGCTGCTATCAAGGCTCGTACTCAGTACAAGGGATCTGGTAATCCTACAATGTACACAACAGCAGAGTACAAAACTAACATGCTTCTTCTCGAGGATGGTAACGGTTACAGCCTTTACAAGACAGAGAACGAGCTTGCTACAAAGTGCCGCGTTAAGGAGATCGAGGAAGTTGAGATCATGGAAGGTATCAACAGAACTATTACTGAAGGTACTGGAGCTGAAGCAACAACTACAACTTATGATCTTGCAGCTATTATCTTCAATCCTACAGATTACAATATCGGTACTGATCGCGGTGGCGAGATTAATAGCTTCGAGCAGTTCGATATAGATGTAAACGCACAGAAGTACCTCATGGAGACTCGTGTATCCGGTGCACTCGTTAAGCCTAAGAGTGCTATTGTTATCGAGATCGCTAGAGCAGCAGGCTGATAACATCAAAATGATAGCGTAACAAATAATCAGGCGGTATTCAGTTAGGCTGGCCGCCTTTTATAAATTAGGAGGACGAAATAATGTTAACAAAAACTATCACTTACGAAGATTACAACGGAAACAAGAAGACGAAGAATTTCTACTTTCATTTGACAAAGACAGAGATCGCAAAGATGCAGCTCGTGGAGAACGGCGGTCTCAGAGCAAAAATCAAGAAAATGGTAGAGTCCGACGATAATCGCGAAATATACAGTTACTTTGAAGATTTTGTACTTTCTTGCTATGGCGAAAAGTCAGCAGATGGGGAAGAGTTCCTCAAGAGTCCAGAGATCAGACAGCGTTTTCAGTGTCATCCGGCATACGACAAGCTTATGATGGAGTTTATTGACGGCGGAGACAAAGCTATGGCTGATTTTATCAACGCTGTTGTACCTAAGGAAGTAGCTGACGGAATAGCAAAAGCAGATCCCAACGAACTTAATAAGTTAGTTGGATACGAAGTTATTCCTGGCGGAAAGCAGAACTAATACATTTGGAGGAAGAGAATGCCTAAGACGATACACGTACCGGCCAAAGAGTTTTACGATGAACAAAACAATAAATTTATAAATGTAAAAGAAACCACGCTCGTTTTAGAGCATTCTCTAATCTCCGTTTCAAAATGGGAAGCAAACTGGAAAAAACCGTTTTTGGTCGAAGGAGCATTAGACACAACGGAAAAAATAGTAGATTATTTTAAATGCATGACGATATCGCCGGCAAATGTGGATCCGTTAGTATACTTAAGTTTAACCAGTGAAAACATACAAGACATAATGAGTTATATAAACGATCCTATGACCGCCACGTGGTTCGGAGACGAGAAAAAGAAAAAACCAGGGTTTAAAGGTGCAAAAAAACCGAAGAAAGAGATACTTACGTCCGAAGTAATATATTGGCAAATGATAGCCCTTCAGATACCAATAGAGTTTCAGAAGTGGCATTTAAATAGATTGACGACATTAATAAGGGTTTGCAATGCTAAAAACAATCCGGAAAAGATGAGCAAGAAAGACATATTAGCACAGAATGCAGCACTGAACAAAGCTCGTCGTGCTAAACTGCATAGCAAGGGGTGATAAAATGTCAAACGATTATAGAGCATACATTGAATACGACTATAACTCAATTTACCATCACGGTGTAAAAGGCATGAAATGGGGTATACGACGTTATCAGAATCCTGACGGTACACTTACGCCAGAAGGAAGAAAAAGATATGGGAAATTAGAAGCTTATTATAGAAAACAAGGTCTTAATGACACCCAAGTCGCTAAAGCGCTTGAAAAAAGCATACAGCGAAGAGGCACAATGAAAGACATTTGGAGGAAGAGAATGCCTAAGACGATACACGTACCGGCCAAAGAGTTTTTCAATTATAACTTTCGGTCCATGTCTCTTGTCGGATTGATCGACGATTATAGAGCATACTATCAGAATCCTGACGGTACACTTACGCCAGAAGGAAGAAAAAGATATGGGAAATTAGAAGCTTATTATAGAAAACAAGGTCTTAATGACACCCAAGTCGCTAAAGCGCTTGAAAAAAGCATACAGCGAAGAGGCACAATAATAGCTGTCGGATTGCTCGATTCACAGAAGCGTTTGAGAGAAACTATGATGCCAGGAAGGATTTGACAAGTCAACAGCAAACAAGATCAAAAAAGAAAACAAAAAGAAGAAATAGTTGGAGGCGCGCATAAGATGTACACAAACGAACAACTTTATGGATTGTTAACCAAACCTGCCCCGGAACTCATATCTCGGTATGACATGATAAACAAGCCGGAACCAGATGAACTTTACCATCATGGCGTAAAAGGCATGAAATGGGGCGTGAGACGTTATCAGAACGAAGACGGCACATTGACCGCGGAAGGTAAAAACCGCAGAAAAGAATATTATAATTCTACAGAAGCGTTTGAAAGAAACTATGATGATTTGACAAGAGAAGAACGAGAGTATGCCATCAAAAGACGAAAAGATATTTCAGAGTTTGCTAGGGCGACAAAACCCAAAAAACAAAGCGGAGTAGTAAAAGCCGCAGAGGGTGGAGCAAAAGCGGTACACGGAGCGAGACAAGTTATGAACGACTTGGGGACTATAGGCGCTGGTCTATTGGCTACTTACGCGTTCTTTAACACCCCCCAAGGTAGAGCTATAAAACGGTGGGTTAAAACGAAAATTAAAAAAATGTGAGGTGATAAAATGTCAAACGATTATAGAGCATACATTGAATACGACTATAACTCAATTTATCATCACGGTGTAAAAGGCATGAAATGGGGTATACGACGTTATCAGAATCCTGACGGTACACTCACGCCAGAAGGAAGAAAAAGATATTTCAACCCTGACGGATCACTTACTAAAGCTGGAAAAAGAGAGTTAAAACGTCGTTACAACGTTAGGAATAGTGTTGGAATAGCGGCCGGAGGCGTTCTCGGAACATCGATAGCTGGAAACATTGGTAAAATTGCCGCATCAAGAACCACAAAAAGAGACACTGCAGCTATAGAAGAGCTAAAAAAAATGTATCCCGAAACAAGAACGTATGAATTTGTGAAACCTACTGGAAAATACGATTTCGTTAAGTACAAGAACGATTCCGGTAATAAGAATCCAAAATCATTAAACACGGTTCGTAAGTTTTTTACTGAAGACTTAGAAGACGGTTCGCATAAGAAGATTGACTATGTCGTTAGGGGCGTCGACGCCAAAAAATACGACAGCTTGTCAAAAGAAAAACAAGATCAACTAAGAAAAAAATATGGAAAACCCATTAAGAGATTTGACAGGGTTAAAGTTGACGCTGATTTTTATGACCGCACTCGAGAAAAACACAAACTATATGATGCGCTTGAGACAGAGATCAAAGATAACTTAGACTATTTTGGTAAGAGACCGCCGGCAGAAAAGAACAAATACCTAGATTCTAGGTTTAATCCATTTAAATTCCGTAAGGACTATTTAAAAGAAGGATACAAAAAACGCGAGTACTACGAACGTGGAACCGAATTTAACAGAGAGTTGTCGAAAATAAATAAATCTAGAGTGACTAGAGGAAAAATCGTTGCTGGAGCTATCATAGCTGCCGGTCTTGGTGCGACATCATATGCTGTTTATAAAAACGAGAAACGTAAACGCCAAATGGCTCAAAACGGCAAGACCGAAGTAGATCGCATGTTAAAAGGTCAGTCGAGTTCTATAACAAAACAAAAGAAAACCGCTAAATCATCAAAATAGTAGTATAAGAGGTAAGACAAAATGCTACCTCTTCTCAATATAGTAACACGCACTTACAAACCAACAACTTACTATGAGGAGGAAAAACAGAATGGCATTAGGAGATTCAAACGCAAACGGAATGATTATGCCGGTAGCCCCTACTGGCGGATTTGGCAGCTAACAGTATTATTCAGAACCAGAACGCAGGTGTTCAGGCTATCAAGGATCAGCTTTGCGCTGACAAGATTGAAGAGAAGAACGATCTCATCGCGCAGCTTCGTTCTGAACTTATGTATGCTAGAGGACAGGCTTCTCAGGACGTTCAGACCGCCGCTATTCAGGCAGGTCAGAGAGCCCTTGCTAATGCGGTTGAGCAGTATGTGCTTCCTACACCCAGACCGGCTTACATCGTGCAGAACCCCAATTGTTGTCAGCAGTTTGGCGGCTGTGGATGCGGAGCATAAGGAGGTCTGAGTATGGCGGCAGAGTATCTTGCTAATGCGGTGCAGAGTGTAGATCTCAACGCACTGGTAATATTTACAGCATCTATTCCCTGCAAACGTGGTTACATATATCACGAAGATGAAACAGGGATTTTTATTCTCCGTGGAATCACCAACGGTCAGTGCTTCGCAACATATAGACTGTCGTTCAACGGTAATATAGCAGTTCCTGAAGGTGGTACGGCTGGTCCTATCGCATTAGCTATAACAGTTAATGGAGAACAGAGACCTACAAGTCGTGCCATATTCACCCCTGCAGCTGTTGACACGTATGGTAATGTAACATCTACAGCAATCATTAAGGTTCCTAAGGGATGTTGCTTTACAGTGTCTATAAGAGCCGTTTCCGGACTTACAGATGATCCTACAGGAACACCTGCTCCGACAATATCGGTTCAGAACGCGAATCTTGTTATTGATCGTATAGCTTAAGGAGGTGAGAAAAGATGCACAGACTTTACAATTTGAAAGATACACCTATTGACGAACTTAAACAGCTTGGATCAAAGGATCGCATCGAACTCGCTGATCTTGAGCTGGTCGACAAGCTTGCACACGCTACTAAGAATCTCTGTAAGATCATTGAATCTTGTGAAGACGAGGAATACAACGAACGTGACGGCGGGGTTTCTTACGCGTCAATGCCCCGTTTCAGACATGGTTCATATGCTAGAGGTCGTGGCGCTAATGCAAAACGTGACAGCATGGGTCGCTACTCAAGTGCTGGAGACTTCAAGATGAAGCTTGAGGGAATTATGCAGGATGCACCCAATGAAATGGTTCGTCAGAAACTGATGGAGACCATGAACATGATGTAAAACATCAAAATGGAAGTACGGAGGTAAGTATGAAGTTCGCAGGTGTCATTGGTTTTAAAGTTTTGAGCGAAGTTCGTCCAAGTGTTTGGCAACCTACCATCATTGAACGCATGTATAGGGGCGACGTTAATCGTGTGTCCAGACGCAATCAGTCGAGTGATAAAGTTAATGATGATGTGACCATATCGAACGAAATTGAGATACTTGCGGACGCATACGCCTTTCAAAACTTTCAAAATATTCAATACGTGACCTGGCTCGGCGCCAATTGGAAGGTTGGATCTGTTTCCGTCGAGCCTCCACGATTGATTATCGAGATAGGAGGGGTATATAATGGCGAGACTGGACCGCAGGCTTGAGTTAGACGCACGACTTCGACGGATTCTCGGGTCTAACAATTTATATTTTGAGCCGCCGGCGTCCGTCGTAATGCACTATCCTTGTGTCAGATATACTCGAGAAAGAATCGACACAAATTTTGCAAACAACAACGTGTATCTTGCTAGGCAACGATACGATCTAACATTAATTTATTATGACGTAGATAGTGATCTCGTCGACAAGTTCCTTTTCAACAATGAAGGGCTCACTTTCTCTCACGAAAGGCACTATGTGGTAGACGGATTACATCACGATATACTAACAACAACATTTTAATTAGGAGGAAAAACAAATGGCTAAATTACTTTGGGATCAGACAGCAGAACATTTTTATGAAACTGGTGACGACAGGGCCGTCGTATACCCTTATAACAGCACGTCTAAGGCTTATAACAAGGGTTATGCATGGAATGGTGTCACTGGTGTAACAGAGTCACCTTCTGGTGCAGACGAGACCGCTCTTTATGCTGATAACATCAAGTATCTCTCACTTAGATCTGCAGAGGAGTTCGGTATGACTGTTACAGCGTACACCTATCCTGACGAGTTCGCAGAGCTCGATGGTTCAGCATTCCCTGTAAAGGGTGTAAGAATCTATCAGCAGGCTCGTAAGACCTTCGGTTTCTCTTACAGATCAATCGTCGGTAACGATACAGATGCTAATGACTATGGATACAAGCTTCATCTTATCTACGGTCTTACAGCATCCCCTTCTGAGAGAGGCTACAGCACCGTAAATGACTCTCCTGAAGCTATCGAGTTCAGCTGGGAAATGACTGGTGTACCTGTAGCAATTACAGGTTACAAGAACTCTTGCATGCTTACAGTCGATTCTACAGCGTTTACTTCAACAGAAGACAAGGCTAAGCTTACAGCTCTTGAGAACATTCTTTGGGGCACAGACGAAGAGGATGTATACACCGAAGTTACTCCTGCCGGAAGTGAGAATCCTGTAACTAAAAATTGGTATGAGAAGACTGGCAACGTTTACGTGCTCAGCGCAGACACAACAGTTGACAGCCAGAAAACATACTATGCAAAGACAACAACCACAGCTACAGACGCTAGACTTCCTCTTCCTGATGAAGTATTTACGATCCTTGGCGGAATCGGTGGCTGATAACATCAAAATGGTAGCTTGCGGTATTCAGTTCGGCTGGCCGCAAACCACCGTTTAACATTGTTTTTGAACTGTCCTAGGAGTTATGTCTATGAGTATGATAAAATTCAGCCAAACTGGAAGTTTCTCCAAGACTACTAAATTTTTAAATCACTGTTTAAAACGAGATTATTTGAACATTTTGGACAAATACGGACAAATGGGCGTCCAGGCTTTAAAAGACGCTACGCCAAAAGATAGCGGGTTAACCGCAGATTCGTGGACTTACGAAATCACAAACGATAAGAAAACTTGTAAAATCGCGTGGTATAACACAAACCACGTTACAAATAAAACTGGATACACATTTAATATAGCTGTATTGTTGAGATATGGGCACGCTACCAGAAATGGCGGATGGGTAGAACCGAACGACTTTATAACACCAGCAATGCAACCTATATTTGAGCAGCTTGCTCAAGATGCTTGGAATGCTATAATTTACGACTAAAAGAAAGGAGATGTTTTATTATGGCACTAACAGCCGCTGATTATAACGCCAAAGTGTTGGAAATGAAATTCAACAACGACGCGTTCGAAAAAAACATCCAACAGTCTATGAAGTCTCTTGATAAATTTCAAGCTACCATGGATAATCTACACGGGGGAAAGGCATTTGATCAGATATCGGAGGCCGCTAGTAAAATAAAGCTTGACAAAATAGAGTCCGCGGTGATGGCTATACAGAATAGATTCTCTGACCTGGGCATTGCTGGCGCCACCGTGGTGTATCGACTCACTAACAGTCTTATAAATTTTGGAAAGCGTTTGTGGAGCATAGGCCTTGGGCAAATGAGCTCAGGAGGTTGGGCAAGAGCTCTAAACATACAGCAAGCTGAGTTCATGCTTAAAGGTTTGGGCTTGGATGTAGAGACAATAAGAGATAACGCATTGGCTGCAGTAAAGGGAACAGCGTACGGATTTGACGAAGCTGTTAGAGCGGCTGCTTCATTTGGTGCGTCTGGAGTTAGCGCTGGCAAAGACATGGAGCAAGCGTTGCTGGGTGTGGCCGGCGTTGCTGCAATGACTAGTTCGTCGTTTGCGGACATAGCTGATGTGTTTACGACCGTAGCTTCTCAAGGTCGTCTCATGACCAACGAACTCACGAGACTGTCGTATAGAGGTCTTAATGTTTCCGCGGTTCTGGCTGAGCAGTTACATGTGTCCGAAGCTCAGGTGCACGAAATGGTGCACAAAGGAAAAATAGATTTTAAGCAGTTTTCCGAAGCTATGACAGAAGCATTTGGAAAGCACGCCAAAGATGCAAACAAAACATTCACAGGTTCTATATCAAACATAAAAGCAGCTTTATCAAGAATAGGTGCAGACTTTGCGTCGCCTATAGCAAACGACATGATACCAGCGTTAAACAGCTTGATCGATGTCATCGATTCGATTCATGTCAGCATGTCTCCAGTTATAGACATGTTCAAAACGTGGAGTGGTATATTAACTACTGTTTTTGACAATGCTTTAACTCGTTTAAAAGACAGCAAAACTTTCTCTAATATATTTAACGGAATTAGAAACATCTTCATGAGTCTTGTGATTGTCTTATATTCCGTTAAGCAGGCTTTTGATGAAACGTTCCCTAAAATAGGAGGACTGTCTCAAGCATTTAGATTACTTACTGCGTATCTCATACCTACCGAAGAGAACTTTAACGGTTTAGTAAACATATTTAAAGTGTTCTTTTCCGTAGTAAAGGTCGTATTTGACGGCTTAAAAGTTGGCGCAAAAATATTTCTGTTTTTAGGATCTTTAGCATTCAAGTTTTTGAATGTGGTATTAAGACTTGCTGCCGGTATAGGAGAATTAATCGATCCATATTTAAAGTGGATAAAAGAAAACAACGTTATCGAAAATATTTTGTATCTGATAATAAGGGCTATATACGAGTTCATCGCTGGATCGGAGTTGCTTAAGAAAGCTTTTGTAGCTTTGACGTCCTATTGGGGGACTTTGAAAGATTTCTTATCCAACATTGGTATGGCTCTTTTCAACGTCGGAGAGTTTCTTATAAAATTTGTTTCGTCGATTGACCTTAGTCAGTTTGCTTTAGCTGCGTTTATTGTTACTTTAGCATTTACTGGAGAAGCAATATACACGTTTGGAAAGCGACTGCTTGTTACCTTTGGCGGATTCCTGTTTACCATTTGGATGATCTTCAAGCAGCTCGGAAACATACTTTTGGATTTGCATCGTATATTCCATCAGATTTGGCAGACATTGAAACTTGGATCGTATGAGGTGTTATCAAACATCATACTTAAGTCTGCGGTATCGATACTTGTATTGGCGGCGGCGATGAAAGTTATAGCCGACATTCCGCAGGAAGATCTGATCAGATCGGGGATCGCTATAGCACTGTTGTCAGGTGCTCTGATAGGTATGGTAGCTGCGTTTACTGCGTTGTATGGCGTTGATAATCTGTTCAAGACTTTCGGTGTCGGAGTATTTACTGTATTTATATTATCCTTAACGTCTGGACTAATGATTATGTCTTTGGCGTTAAAACTGATTTCAACTATAGACAATAAAGACATAGTCAAAGCTGTGGCAACCGTTTATTTGATGGGCTTGCTGATGGTTGCATTAAACAAACTCATAACAATTCAAACAGGACAGTTTACGTTCATTCACGGTTTTAGTTTGCAGTTGTTGTCCTTTGCTGTGACGTTGGGTATAATGGCAGTAAGCTTGAAACTGCTGTCGTCTATAAAAGAGCGTATGTGGACAGCAGTATCGGCTCTAGCTGGGTTGAGTGCTATCATGGTGGTTCTTGCGAAATTTGCAGCCGTAACAAAAGACGGTGTAACTACGTTGAAACCTAGTTTGTTCACGCAGTTAGCGTTATCAATGTTAACTCTTTCTGTCGCAATACGTATATTAGCTGACATAAAAGATCCGCAGTCTTTAGACGATGCGTTGTTAGCGCTTGCTAAATTGTCAGCTGGCATATTAATTATAAGTTACATACAGTCGACTCAGGGATTCGGAACCATCAAAACATCCGGATTCATCAAAATGGCAGCGACACTGTCTATAATGACTGTATGCTTAGCAGCATTATCAGCTTGTGCGACGTTCCCAGACAACGCTCTAGGAAAAGGCATCTTGGCATTGTTTGCTTTGGAAACCGCTATACTGTTTATGATGGGCATTTCCACCATGTACACAAAGGTCGAAACCACTGGCTTTATAAAGTTGGCGACTACTTTGCTACTCATGACGACTTGTCTGTCCGCTCTCGCAACATTAACGGCGTTGTATGGAAAAGACACCATAATGGACGCACTTATTTGTTTGGCTGGACTGGAACTTGTTGTATTGGCCGTGGCAGCAATACAGCAGTGTTTCAGTCTTGGTGGAATAAAGTCTGACGGATTTATAGAGTTTGCAGCGACCATAGTGTTATTGACAACGGCTTTAACCGTTCTGAGCTTCCTGGATTCGGATAAGGTATATGACGCTGTGCTTGCTATAGCGGGACTTTCTGCTATAGTTGTTGGAGTCATGTATTTATCAAAGTCGTTTGATGGAATAAATTCGAAAGGCTTTGCAACCTTTGGTTTAGCGATTCTTCTTTTATCTGGTGCTGTGGCAATGTTGTCAAAGAACGTATCAGATCCGTTAACTTTGTTGTGGTCAGTGGTTGCGGTCGGAGCCCTTGCAGCAATAACTTATCAGTTTGTCAAGATGTCTCAGGGAATGAATAACATCCATACATACGGCTTCATCACGTTCGCATCAGCTATATTAATACTTGCCAGTGCTGTAGCAGTACTTTCTCTGTTGCCAGACTCGTCAAAGATGTTGGATGCCGCAGTCGCAATAGCTGGTCTCGTAATAGCTATGTCTATTGCCGCGCAGTTAGCTAAAGACTTTGATGTTGTAAAGGGTTCCGGATTGGCTATAATGGCAGTTGGTATTCTAGTGTTGGCTGGCGCTATCGCAATGTTGGCAGGGGTGCCTTGGGATAAAATGCTTGTTGCTATGGGCGTTGTAATGTTGCTGGGAGTGACATTGGGTGCTATAAACACAGTGGCGAAAGGTATAAATCCTGCTTCTGCTGCTGGTTTGATCATTTTATCTGGCGCTATGCTACTTATGGCGACCTCCTTGTTAATACTGTCCAACGTTCCTTGGCAAATGTTGATACTTGGAACTGTAGCAATAGGCGCTTTGACGATGATATTAGTAGTTGCTGGTAATATGTCAACAGCAGCAGCTCCAGGTCTTTTATCGTTGGCTGCCGCGTTAGTATCGTTGGGCGTCGCTGTTATCGGAATAGGTTTAGGAATTAAACTAGCTGCTGACGGCTTTATGACGTTTACGAACGCGTTGCATAATTTAGCAACTCTTAGCAAAGAAGACGTAGCTCAGATATTAAGCAACGTTAACGATTTGTGCGACGGTATACTTGGGCTCGCTCCGAAACTGGCCTTTGCTGCCGGAGCTCTTGGAATGGCACTGGGTGCAGCACTTGGTGTTATATCTGTGTCTTTGGCATCGTCCGCGGTTCTTGGAATTATATTATTCGCATATATGCTCGTTGAGTCAGCTCCGATATTACTGGATGCCTTTGGCAAATTGATGGACACTACTGGCGTGTGGTTTGACGAGCACGAAGACCAAGTATATGAATTTGGTGAGCACGTTGGTAAAGTGTTCATGGACGGTGTTCTTGGTGGTCTTACTGGTATATCTGAAGCCATATACGACAAAACATTCGGTGTAGAAACCCAAGAGTATATGGAAGAGATGGCCGAGGTTAAGAAGGGTGCTATAAGTGCAGGCGCTCAAAGCATGATCGAGTGGATGGATATGTACAACGCCGGTGAGACTAGCGCCGAAAACATGGTAGCTGGTCTTAAAGCTGGCTTGGAAAATGGTTTCATGACTCAAGAAGAAGTCTCTAGAGAACTTGCTGCTAGAGGTTTGGAATCTTTTAACGCTGAGCTTGGTATTCGTTCGCCGTCTACGGCTTTTGCCGCGTCTGGAGAATATTCAGTTGCTGGATACATACAAGGTCTTGCTAACGGAGAAAAGTCATTAAACGATTCTATGACGTTACTTGCAAAAGGTGGCGTAGAATCATTTAACAACGAGATGGGCATACACTCAAACTCCGATGTCATGATAGACTCTGGCGAATACACGGTTGGAGGTCTCATAGAAGGCGTTCTGAATGGTGAAGTTCCGTTAGAAGAGGCAATGGCTCAGCTTGGTGATAGCGCTACGGCAGCTTTTTCTAGTCATTTCACGGTTGGCTCTCTTCTCGGCGAGTTCAATGCTGCTGGTAAAGATTGGGCAGCTGAGGGTATGACATGGGTTGCTGGAGATTATGCATATAAGCGAGCTGGTTTTGATACGTTAGATGAATACGTAGCCGAAATGACCGAGAGAGAAAAGTCTAGTAAGTATAACGACATACTAGAAGGTTTAGGACTTAACGGAGACGACCCGTTAAATTCTATGTCTGAAAGCTTAGCAGAAGCCACAAAAGGCTTGGGGAACTATTCTGGAGCGGCAGGAAAAGCGACAAATGTTACAGACAAGTTAAAAGATGCTATAAAATCTTCTCTTGATGTGTTCTCCGAATTCAATGACCAGGTAGGTACTACCGGAAGAAATGTTCTGTTCAACTTTATGAACCAGATCAAAGGAGTATCAAAATGGTCAGAAGAATTGACAGCTTTGTCGAACCGTGGACTCAATGCTAACTTCTTAGTCGACTTGGCAGACAAAGGACCTGAAGCTTATGACAAGATACACGCTCTCTACACAATGACGGATGCAGAATTATCGCTGTTTAATCAGATGTATGCTAAGAAGCTCAGTCTTCAGAAGAGCACAGCGAAAGATATTCGTGATAGCTTCGTCAAGAATGGAGCTATGACAGAAAAAGAAGCTGCTGAATATGGTAAAAAGATATCTAACGCTGCTGCTAGTGGCGTAGAGGCTGGTTCGGACTCCCTTACTGATTCGATGACCAACTCTGAAAAGAAAGCGGTCAAAGACGCGGCTGAAGAGGCTAGACGTCAGAAAATCGATGACGAGTTCATCGACAAATTCGCAAATGCCGTTATATCTAACACGTCAAAACTAACGATGTCACAGGCGTTTAGTGACCTTGGTTTAGCTTCTATGAACGCATTCAAGCAGTCTATGAATTTTGAAGTTATAATGGATCAGCTTATAGTATTCAAGAATAGTCTTAAAGAACAAGTTAGAAGTGCTCTTGATTTGTTTGATGAGGTTACGTACAAAACTAAACAGACAAAGAAAGAAGAAGAGATATCCACAAAACAGATGCTGTATAACATGACGGAGAACGCTAAGAAAGTCGGTCGTTGGGCCACAAATATCAAGACTCTTACCGAAAGAGGTCTGTCAGAAGGATTGGTTGACGAATTGCGTAAGCTTGGTCCTGAAGGAGCAGACAAGATCGACGCGTTTGTTAGGATGTCGGATAAAGAGCTTAAGAAAGCAAATGCAGTATACGAAAGCTCTTTAAAATTGGACGAGTACACATCTGACAAAATAGTTTCCGCATATTCCGACGCTGGATTTGCAACAGCTATGGGATTGAAGAAAGGTCTAAAAGATGGAAAAGACGACCTTCTCTTTGCTTACCAAGAGACCGGCGAAGATGTGTCAGAAGGTTTTATGAAAGGTATAAATCCAGATGCAGCTAGGGAAGCCATGAAGTACCTTGGTAAAAACTCATTATCCGAATTAAAGACCGCTCTAGATTCGCATTCGCCTTCTAGGGAAACCGAGAAGATAGGTATGGACACTACAGAAGGTTATATTCTTGGTATAACCGCGCCTAGCCGTCTTGCAGTGGCTATGTCGAATCTAGCTACAACAACATTGGGAATGATTACTCAGCTTATGGGTCCTGATAAATTCAGAATTATGGGACTTGAATGCATCGATGGCTTTGCTATGGGTATTCTTGAGGGACTTGAAACGACGACACGTGACGTTTTGAATATGTTTACTCTTGGCATGTTTGGAATGAACAAAAATCTCGAGGATCCCGACAATTCTTTGAGAGTGAACATCATTCCGGTAGTGGATCAGTCTGCTCTGGATGGCACATCGTCTCTCATGAACGAGTATTTCGGTAATAAACGCTTTGATATTTCCGCAAGTGTAAACCGTGCAAACGCTGCAAACAAGACTAACAATCCTGACTCGGACAAGAACCTTATTGTAGAGGCTATACGCGGTTTACGTGAGGATGTTCGCAACATCAAGAACGTTAACGAAGGTTACAGGACTGATATTGGGTCGCTTAGAGATGCTATAACGTCTATGAAAGTAACGTTAGATACTGGAGCTCTTGTCGGACAGATCACAAATCCGTTAGACGCAGCTCTTGGAACAAAGGCAATGAGAAACTTAAGAAGGAGGGGTTAAGACATGCCGGATTTTAATTATAATGGGGAACACTCCATTAATATTTCTGGTAAAGACACTTGGACCGATTGGCATTTAGCTCCGCAGTCCAGACCGTTTGTGGCTGCCCCTCCGATTAAGGAGGAGTATGTAGACGTACCTGGTGCTGATGGTAGCCTTGATTACACTGAGGTTCTTACAGGAGGTATCAGGTACGGTCAACGTACAGGTCAGTGGGCATTTATATTAGACAACGGATATGTCAAGCCATTTGAGTTTCAGTCTGATATTCTAGTTTATCTGCACGGTAAGAAACACACAATAATACTCAAAGACGATCCGGAATATTATTATACTGGTAGATTGACGTTGGAGACGAAATTTGACGCGAAAGATTACAATCAAGTAATAATTAAATACAATCTTAACCCATATAAGTATCCACTTGGATCGACCCGTACGATGGAATGGAAGTGGAATGACTTGTTTGGAAATACTATATATTATGGCTCATTTACTGTTAGAAGTAGCATGATGAGAAATCTAATAAATAGCGATTCTTCAAACAAGACAGCTACGCTCACCGTTTCAAATGCTATGTCCGTTATATTTAGAGGACAAACAATTAACTTACATCCCGGCGACAATCAGATAGTGCTTAGACCGGGAGATAACATAATGACGTTCAACGGTAGTGGTCGTGTTACCGTTGACTATTCTTTGAGGAGGAAGTTATGATTTACAGAATTCTTGCAGACGGCGTAGATATTTACGGCGAAGAAGCTGAAACAACGTTGCTTTCTCCTTCTTTAGAGACGGAGTTGAATACGGCGGGGAGCTTGGAGTTTACGCTCCCTCCGGATCACCCGGCTTACAATGATATTTTTGTATTGAAGACGACGATAGAAGCTTACGAAGATAGCGAACTTATATTCTTCGGTCGAGTTGCCGAGATCTCTATAGATTGGTTCAACCAGAAGAAAGTGGTGTGCGAAGGAGCATTAGCTTACGCAAACGATACAGTAATCAGACCGAATACATACGATGACGTACTTATATCTGACGTATTTAAGGACATGATCGCTCAGCACAATGCACAAGTCGATGAAGATAGAAAATTTTACATAGGTACAATAGATGTTCCAGATAGAAACGTGGTTACGGACGTAGACTACGGAAATACTCTGTCAACTATCATGTCAACTTGCATAGATAGTACTGGAGGATATTTGTTTGTACGAAAAGAAAATGAAACGACGTATATAGATTGGCTTAACGAGATGCCATATGGATCAGACCAGCCAGTTCAATTTGCGTACAACTTGCTCGATTACAGTAGCAACACAACTTCGGATGATATTTGCACTGTTGTTCTGCCGCTTGGGACTGACGAGAACGGAAATACGATCACGATAGAATCTGTGAACGGTGGAAAGGATACTTTGGAATCTGAAGCTGGTGTAGCATTGTACGGACGAGTATTGAAGATTCACGAGTGGAGAGATATTTCAGATCCTCAAGTGCTAAAAGACGCTGCCGAAGTTTGGCTAACCGACGAGCAATACGACAAACTTACGATCGAGGTAAACGCAGCTGAGATGCATTTCTTGGACAATGCGGTTGGTTCTTACAAGCTCGGTCAGCTTATTACTGTTATATCTGAACCGCATGGCATAAATAAAGAACTACCGATCATTAAACTGAGCACCGAACTTGACTCTGGTGTTAAGAAGGTTACGATAGGTACACCACCAAGAATAGAACTAACCACGTTGACCATATCAAAAAAGAACGGATATTATTAAGGAGGACGACCAAATGATCAGATTTGTAAACATACAAAAAGAAATACAAGATTTGGAAGTTGCTTCTCGAGGCGAGGAGGTACGAGCAGCTCTCCTCAGAGCGTTAGAGGTTGTAGAGGCTATACACAACAGAAAATTCAATCAGGTAAATGACGGAGGAACAGACAATGGCTAACGATTATAGAGCTTATGTCGAATGTGATTACAACTCGATCTATCATTATGGTATAAAAGGAACTAAATGGGGCGTAAGACGTTTTCAAAACGAAGACGGATCGCTTACGCCAGCAGGAGAACAGAGATATTTGGTGAATGATGGCCGCGTGAAGCATAACGGAGGCAAATCTTCAAACAATGGCATGACCGTTGTCTCCGAACGAAAAGTAAAAATAAACAAGAAAAGAAAAAAGAATGCTTCGGACGAAGACGGCGGGACGACAAAAAAGAAATCCGGTGGATCTAGACTGGCTATGGAAATGTACAAGTCTCTTAAGCGAGGCACTTTAAAAGAGGATTTGGACGATTACTACAAAAACGCAGGTGACGATGGAGAAGGAAAGACCGAAGATTTCGGTTCTTACAGAGCAAGAAAGAGTGGTCATCCAATTCCTACAAAAACGAAAGGGTCTAAGAAGTCAAAATCTTCCAAAAAGTCCGTTATGAGAAGCGTTGTAAAAACAAAGAAAATTAAGAAAATGAAAACCAGAAGGAGGTCGTGATGGCTAACATATCCAGTTATTTAAACACTATACGAACTGCTGCGTCTGGTGAGAGTGTACGTACGGCTATAGTTAACTGTCTAAATGCGATAAACAGAGATAATCCGGTTACTGTGCAGGGTAAAACGATCACCGCTAACGGCACATACACGGCTGAGGGCGGTATCGCGTTCAATCCAGTAACTGTACAGGTTCCAACTGGTGGTCCCGACTCCTACAACTTCCAGGATATCAAGATAACCGAGAATGGCGAATACCAGGCAGAAGAAGAGAATACATATTTTGACAAGGTGACGGTAGCAGTTCCTCAGTTTGCAAACGATTTGATGGAGGAACGCAAGATCACAAAGAACGGCGAGTACGAAGCGCTTCTTGATGGTTATGACGGCTATGCTAAGGTAGTTGTGGACGTGAGCGGAATCGATACCGATACATTCACTTGTGCGTTCGTGGATGAGAACGACACACCGCTCAGAATCGTTCCTAACATTCCTTCAGGTGGTTGGTGCTCTGACAACGGTTTACGTCCGGCTTCTGCAACCGGTAAATCGTTCCAGGGATGGAATCCACCGCCTAACAACATCCGATACAACATAATCTGTAGACCTACATATTATGACCCTCAGACAATCGTCGGAGAGATTCCGGATGACTGGGCTACAATTGTGGCAAACAAAGGTGAGCCGTATCCTATTGGGTCATATAAGACTTTACCGTTAGCTATAAGTGGTAACGAAATACTGACAGTAAGCCCAGATTCATATTTTGCGCCTGGCGATGGTACCATTGTTTCGCCAATAAGTCTTTCAATGGTTAATCCAATAATGATGAAAGTCGCAAACGGTGAGGACGTTTCTACATCATCTTGGATGTCGGTACAAATGGGAACTCAGTATCAAGGACCTTTTACAGCGGTACACGTTCAGGATAATTATTACTTAGACTCTGCTACATCTAGTTGGAGCGGCCCTGGAGGTTATGGAGGAAACTATTTTATAGTTGAAGAAGTTGGAAAGCGATTCGGTTGGGGGACTAGCGCATTAAGATATTTTTTAAATGGTGATTTTCTAAATTTGATCCCGGAAAATGTGCGACAGGCTATCGTTCCAGTAACAAAAATTTCATCGTCCATATATTCCGTCGACGGGCATGGTGTAAAAGAGCTTGATAAGTTTTCAGAAACTCGAGATGCCATTTGGATACCTTCAACGAGGGAATTAGTTGGCGAAGGTGGGCTGGCATCTTCCGGTATAATATATACTGATTTTCGAAATTTGGTTTTAGCGTCTAGAGAGTTTCATATATATATGTATAAAGACTGGGAAGATTTCCTGTCCAGAGATATCAATGGAGCAGGGAATATACAAGATGCACGCGTATACAAAAACCGTAATTATATTGGCGCTGGTGTTGAATGTATATGCGAAAATGGTACGCCTGGCCCGTTTGGTCATCGTAGTCAAAGCGATCAGGGCAGGTCAAAGCACAACGTTGTTATAGGCTTCTGCCTCTAATACTCCATAAACTTATAAGGCTTGAAAGAAATTTCAGGCCTTATATTTTTTTCATGGGTTATAATGATAGGAAGTAGCAGTAATGTGGTCCAGGGGAAGGTCCTGGCACCTGAGATGGTGACATATAAGAAATAAGACTGAGCAACTCTCAGCACGGAAACGAACGTGACAAGACTACACCTATTATATTTTTTTCATGTATTATAATGAAACTAATAACCTATAAACAATTAATGGAGGTATATAATATGGGATTTAGATTTAGATATACAATAGTTATTCAAAATGACGATCTTGACGTAGTCGAAACAACTAAGTCATTCGAAAAATATGGCATCGTGGAAGAAATTCACAAAGACAAAGAATGGACTGCTTTCGTGATACTGTTTAATCTCGGAGACTGGTTTCGACTAAAAATGGATATGCACAATGAAGGAATAGAATTAATTAAAGCATTAAGGTGACAAACAAGAGACTTGAAAGAAATTTCAGGTCTCTTCATATTTTAGCAAACCATAAACGATTAACAAGGAGGAATCAAAATGGGCAACTACACAATTAAGAATATATATAGAGAAGATGAGGTTAGAGTACTTAGTACCATCCATAGCAATTACGGAACTGTGACTGATATTGTCCGAGCTAACGGTCTCTATACTATCAAGTTTGCAGCCGGGTTAAACGAGTACTGTGAGATTGAACAGCGACTCGGAAAATACCGTGCTGTATAATTTCACACTTTATAGTAGGAACATAAAAATTTTAAAGGAGGACATTAAATATGAAAGAAAAAGAAATGCCTGAATTAACGAAAAACAAGATGTTGGACGAGGCGATTCAGAAATTAATATCTGACGCCAACGAGACAACAGATCCAAAACAGCGGAAACAGAATTTAGAATTGGTAGAAAAACTGTACTGCGTGGACACAGAACATGCTAAAGTATCTTTGGAAGAGAAGAGGCTCGAGCTTGATAAGAAACGTCTTACGCAGGATGACGTTATTAAACTGATCCAGATATTCGGAGTACCGTTTATGGGATTTCTGTTGCTCGTTGGATATAGGATATTAATGGAAACGGAAACCGCTCCCGACATCTTCTTTCGCGACATCGGCAAAACAACAATGGGCTTAATGGGCTTCAAAAAAGTTTAAAATCCGAACAAGGAGACTTGAGAAATTCAGGTCTCCTTTAAAATTTCACCGTGTATAGTAGGAACAATAAACTCATTAATTAACGGAGGTAACAAAATGAACAAATTATATTTACTCGCTAATGAGGCAGCAGAGCTTATGGCTCGAGGAGATGTTTTAAGAACCGAGTTGGAATCGGTGACGGAACGTCTTAACGAAATACACGAGCTCTTAGCTAAAGAAGTTAGAGAGCAGCACGACGAATCGAAAGTGGGAACAATCGTTATAATCAAATGAGCAAACAAGGAGACTTGAGAAATTCAGGTCTCCTTTATATTTTAACAATTAACAAAGGAGGACAAATTAAAATGAAAGGACTAATTCCAAAGTTACTAGCGTCGGCAGATAAGAACTCGCCGATAATTTTAGCATGCGTCGCTGTTGGTGGCGTGGCTATCACAGCTTACTTAGCTGCTAAGGCCGTTCCTAAAGCTATTAGAGCTATTGAGGACGAAGAGGTTGTGAGAGAGGCTGCGGCAGACGAAAGAGCTTCAAAAGAATCAGAAGTGTTAAACAAGGATTATAGGGAGGTGTATGACGATGTTTATGAGCCCATCACCAAGAAAGATAAGTTTAAAATTGGCTTTAAGTATTTTATTCCTACTGTGGTTGTTGGCGGTATCACCGTTGGTTGTATTATCGGTTCTGAGCGTATCAATTTTGTTCGTCAAGCAGCTATGGCAGCATCTTACGAAGCTATGCGGGCAGCATATGACGACTATAGAGATCATGTACGTGAAGAGATAGGCAAGTCAAAAGCAGAAGCAATAGACCATAAGATCCACGAGGAGAAGACAAAAGAGATTCTTGAAAAGAACCCGGTTACTGACGCCGAATACGCAAAATTGGATGTCGCGGCAGGGGCGGCTCTGTTTTGCGATAGCACAACCGGAAGGAGATTCGTAAGCACGTTCGAAAAAGTCTACAGCGCCGTAGATGAGCTGAACGAGCGTCTATCATACGATCAAGGAGGTGGAGAAGACTGGATCGGCGTGAACGAATTCTTGCACATGTGTGGAGATCAGACAAATGGCTTTGGATTATCTAATCTGGGATTTGCTCCTAGAGTATTCGAGAAGAGGCTAGACCGAGATCATATTTGTGATCCGATCATAGGCGAGCATAACGGTCATGTTTGTACGATCGTATATCTCAATTACGACGTGGATGACAAACATTTTTTATGAGTCTGTGGGATCGGTTTGACTGATTCCACACATTTTTCACACGTTATAATGAAACGATAGTTAACCTAGCCATAAAGGAGGATAAAAACAATGGCAGATAAAAATCAGAACACAAATGAAGTTGTTGAAACAAAGGTAAACGAGGTTGAAGAAGTAAGACAGCCCGATTTTTGGGACGGCGTTGCTGATTTCGGTCGCAAGACAACCAAGTGGGTCGTAATCATCGGCGGAGTAATAGTACTCGGCGGAATTGGATTAGCGGTCGCTGGTGCTTGCAGCAAGAATAAAGAAGAAACGGACGACAAAGAAGATGCTAACTTCTGGGACAACCTTCCTTCCGAACCCGAGACAACTAAAGAATCTGAAGAAACCGTTGTGTAAATCTAGGAACATCGAAGCTTGTGAATCATGGAAACATGGTTCATAAGCTTTTTAAATTGACAAAAGGAGGACAATAGACGTGAGAAATCCTAAAGAAATAGAAGAGCGAGCATTTAACGATAACAACAATCTGATCATTTGTTGTGGTATCGGAGCATTAGCTTTAGTGTTATTTGGAATGATGGCTTACAACAAAGGGCTTGCTGCCGGAAGATCTGAGGTTACGGACGTGATAGTTGGACTTGCTAGGTCTGGGGCGATGAGATGACCACATATTTCACGTAGTATAATGAGAAGTCGCACATTTAACAAAGCGAAAGGAGAAAGATTCAAATGGAAAACAAAAACGAATTTGATGTGTGGTGGGACATAGGCTTAGCAGCGGTAGGCGTTTTAACCAGTATTGGCGCTGCCGGCGTAACAGGAGCATTACTTGGCGGCTGCAACTTAAGCACAGTTAGAGGACTTGCAAAATTATGCATGCCCTTAGGCGTTGCTGGGATGTCAGCGGCAGCAGGTATAATGGCTTCGGACGCTATTAAGCAGACCGCAAATAATACGAAAGACAACGTCGCAATGCTTGGAGCCGTGGCAAAAACCATATCTGACAGCGTGGACGAAAACAAAGAAGTTAAGGAATCTGAGGATTTTCAAGAGCAAATGGCACAAATGAACAACTGACTTCTCGAGAGCAAATGAGTCATGGAAACATGGCTCATAGCTTTTTAAACTAAGGAGGATATATGATACCAGATTATATTTTGGAGAAAGAAAAAAACGCAGCAGAATTAGAAAAGCGGCACAAAAGAAATCTTATGTTATCCGCAATATCTGCGGTAATAAGCATATTGGCGTTTTCAAAATTTAAAAGGAGGACAAGCAAATGAACATCAACATGATCGTCATCGGTGTTGCAACAGTGGCTGGTGTCCTGACGAAGATATCTTCGGACAGTGATTCAGCTAACATCGCAGCAAACATCAGAGCCACCGCAAGATCTCAAGCGTCTACAAACGCAAACTGGGCTGACGAGTTCTCGATTTCTATGAAGAGAAACGATGCGCTCGGTAAGTTGCGTAGATTCGAATCTCAGGAGAGATCTAGGATCGAAAAAGCATTCAATGACAACACAGAAGCGAAGACAGCAGTAAAGGAGTTCAATAAACTCAACAGACAGTATGAAGAAGCAAAGAAGGCAGTTGATAATTTCAAGCCTTCAGAAGTTTCTGTATCTGTTGGATCCGGAGAGAACTCTGCAGCAGTAAAGATATCTGACGAGTCAGCTAAGGCAGCTCTCGACGCAAAACTTGCTGATATTTCCGCTAAGAGGAAGGATACAAAGGATGCGGTAGACGAGATCAGAAAGATGATATCTGAAACTGTTAAGGATGAACGTCCGATCGAGCATACTGACGCGATAGACAATTTCAAGCGTCTTGATGATGAGCTCAAGCTCGCAAAAGGGAACAACGAAAGGTCTGTGGAGTCTCTCCTGAACGATAGGGACTGGACTCACAAGGAATTTGTAAAGGAGTTCCAGAAGACGCACACTCAGGCCGGAATAATCACAAAAGGTTGCTTATATTCTGCTCTGCCTGTAGCAGCTCTCGTGCTTATCTGGAAAGGAACACTTAGTGAACTCGCAATATTAAAGGAGATAGTATAATGAATGTAACGATCAACACAAACAGCAGGGTTGCAAAGTTCGTAAAGGATCACAAGAAAGAACTGACAATTGGTGGTGTTATCATAGCTGGCGGTGTGATAATCGCAACTAAGGCTCACAAGGCTGGATTTGCCAAGGGCGTTGCATCTACTAATTTCGCGAGTGGTGCAGAGTGTAATTTACACGTATATCCGAAGTTATGGGTCAATCCGGACGGCTCAAGCATACTCACAGCGTCGCTGACACAGGTCGGTCCCACAATCGCCGGCAGCATGGCAGAAAACACGATAGCTCTTCCTAAGGCCGAAGCTATGGAAGTGGTTGCGAAGATAATGGAGATATTTAAGGAGGCATAAACATGGCTGACACAAAGAAAGTTATAATTGAGAGACATGGACCTAATGTGCCGATCTCAAACTCAGACAAGGCTAGAGAGAGCGTAGCCGTACGTCCTAGAGACGAGGAAGAAAGACCTGCAGCAAGACCGAGACCGAAGGCAGCAGTCTCAAGTCCTTCAGAGATAAAGAAAGATTCATTCTGGGATAAATTCAAGAAAGCTTGGTTTGGCGAAAACGTAGAGAATGCTGGAGAATTTGTTATATTTGATGTCGGCATTCCTGCGATGAAAGCTACGCTCTCTGATATGATCTCAAATGGTATGGAAGTTCTTCTGTTTGGCGAGTCGTCAGGTAGACACTCAAGAGGCAGATCAAAGGAGTCTTCTGGATATACTGGCATGTACAGACGCGAAAGAGAGCGTGAGAGATACGTAAGAGAAGAAAGACGATCGTACGGTTATATTTGGGAGCAGGTTGAGCCCAGATCACAGAGAGATTGCATGGCGATCATAGCTGAGATGAGAGACTTTGCATACGACAACGAATATATCACAGTTGCTGAGTTGCTTGATATTATGAGAGCAAGCAATCTGGCAGAATATACTGATGAGAACAAGGGCTGGTATGCCGAAGATCTCAAGGGAAATACTTGTGGTTGCTACGCGGTTCGTGGCGGATATTTGCTTGATCTGCCCAGACCGAGAGCTATAAGACGATAAACAATCAACAAAGGAGGAAACAAAATGCAGGCAAAGAAATGCGACAGATGCGGTAAGTTCTACGAGTCTACACGAGACAATGTGCATCAGCACGTACAGGGCGAGGAAACTTTCCCTGTAAATTCTGTCAGAATTGGATTCTGGGAGCAGAGACACAGATGCTGGCGAAACATAGCGTCAGCTTACGATCTCTGTCCCGAGTGTGCTAAAGAGATTACGGACGTGATCATGGGCGGAAAGAGCCAGATGAAAATGCACATGAGAAAGAGCAACGCGACCACAAACGAAGACTTAGCAGATCGCGATGACGGTAAATGATATTAAGAAGGAGGACAAGTAAATGAGTTTCCATGCAACATTAGTAAAAGCTGGTGGAGTGTTAGCAGAGCATTCTCCGGCTATTCTTGTTGGCGCAGGTGTAGTTGGCTTTGTGGCCTGTGCTGTTCTTGCTTCCAAGGCAACTCTCAAGATGAATGATATTCTTGACGAGTCTAAGGAGACTGAAGAGAAGATCAAGACATACGAGCCTGACGAAGAGCATACCGACGATTACACAGAGGAATATCGTGCAAAGGATCTCAAGCTTCACACAATGCAGACACGTCTTAAGATCGTTAAGACATATGCTCTGCCCGTAGGAGTTGGCGTGGCTTCAGCAGCAGCTATACTTGTAGGATTCAAGGTACTTAATGGCAAGTATCTGTCAACTGTTGCAGCGTATGGTGTTCTTGAGAAGGCTTATGAGGGATATCGTAAGCGTATTATTGAGAAGGGCGGTCTTGATCTTGACAGATATGGTAGAACCGGAATCTGGAGAGAGATCTACACAGTAGAAAAAGTCGTTGGACAGGACAAGAAGGGCAATGATATTGTTGAGACTGTCGAGGAGTCTAGAGACGTTCTGGATCTCGCAAATGAAGACAGTCCTGCATATCCTATCGACTACTCCATGCCATTCAGACGTCTGATTGGTCCTGGCGATTATATTTACGATAAGTTTGGCGGAGACATGAATCTCATCCAGGCTCAGGTAATGGCATACCAGCATACAGCGGAGCGATTATATGAGATGGGCGAGGTGGTACATGTAAACGACTACTGCTATCGTGAGATATTTGGCGTAGACTCAGAAAAGCTTGACGATCTTGGTCAGCTGTATGGATGGTGCAAGAGAGATAAGGAATCCGAGGTCGAAAGCGATCGCTGCGTAGACTTCAGATTCACAACTGTTTGGGACGATTCACCGGACGGAACTGAGAAGATATTATACGGTATGGTAGATCCTAACTGTAGTTTGATATCTTATACAAACATTAACAAAGTATCTAGAAAGAAGATTAAGAAGGGAGACAGATAAACAATGAATTCAGGAATTGTAAAGTGGTTTGACGACAAGAAGGGTTATGGCTTTATTACAGGAGATGATACTGGAAAGGAGTATTTCGTACACTACTCCGGTATTATATCTGAGGCAAAGTTCAAGAAGCTTAAAGACGGCGATAAAGTTACATTTGAGTTTCAGCCCAATGAGCGTGGTGAAGTAGCAGTTAACGTAAGCGTGGTTAAGTAAGGAGGATATTTGAGATGGCTAGATCAGCATTAAGTAAACTTGAGAAGCCTATCGAGCAGATCAAGGACATTATGAGATATTCTGACGTAGACGCGGTGTCTATCTGGAAGAGACGTTCGTGGGATAAGTCAAAGCCGGGTAAGTTATATTATGGCTACGATATTCACACAAGCACGGATGATGAGGAGCCGTTCGACAAAGAAGATGAGGAGGTATAAACGATGAACAAGCTGATATTCTTCGTACTTGGAGCTGCGGTTGGTGCAGGCACGACATACTTCGTAATGAAGAGAAAGACAAAGAAGCTCGAGCAGACAATCACAGAGCGTGACGATGAAGACACCGACGCAATGAGAAAGCGTCTTGAGAGGGCTGTAGTTGGAGAAGAGGTTGAGGAGACTTCCGAAGACGAACTTCTCGACTACTACATGGACAAGCTTCGTGAACTTGGCGTGAACTTCTCTTACGTAGAGGAAGATGCTTCTGACGACGTAGAAGAAGTAAACCCTAGCGACGAAGATGTTCCGGATGACGACGGTTGCGCTGTTTACCCGATCCAGAAGATATTGTATGATGCTGGCAAGACAGATTATTCGAAGGAACGTCTGGCTTATTATGCTGGTGACAAGACATTTGTGGATGTTGAGTCGGGCGAACCGATAGACAACTGGAAGCAGTATCTTGGAACGGACTTTGACTTCGAGGGAACGGAGTTCAAGTCTTCTGATACAGTTTATATTCGTAACGAGGCTCTCGAGAGCGATTACGAGGTAACCATCTATACAGGATCGTTTGCAGGGGCTACGGGTGAGTCAGACGATGAAGACGACTACAACCCTGGTGACATGGCCGACTGATATTTTACGGGACTCAGACCACCTTCTGGGTCCCTATTTCTATTAATCAATTAACAATGAATTAGGAGGACAATTAATATGAGTAAGAAAACTTTTACAATGAAGAACAAGAAAGCTAGCAAAGTATACAAGTGTGATGGACAGTTGCTGAGAAAGATTATAACTGACAAGGGGTTTATGCCCACTGAGCTGTCTCGTATGATGGATTACTGCTCGGATTACCTGAATAGCTGCACTCGCAAAAATAAAATTAGTGACGTGTGTGTTAAGAAGCTTATGGGATACAGGATATTTCCACAGATGTACGGCGTTGAAGGTGAAATTAAGGTAGACGAGCCCAAGGAAGTTAAGATTGATAAAGACGAGAAAAAGTATATTGAGTCTGATAAGAAGGCTACTGACGAACTCCGTAAAAAGCTGGACAGAATCAATAAAAATTCTACTTATGGTTGCTCGCCGGTCGAGTTCTATACTGAGTATAGAGTTATCCGTTCTGAGAAGGATCTTAGGAATTGTATTAAACAGGCTATAAATCCATACTCGTCTTATAAATGGGGCTGTCACTTAATACAGGTGCGTGATATTTTAGAAGAAGCATGTAACAACGGACTCAAATACAACGTCGAAGATATGTGCAATGATTTACTCGTATATGCTACTAAAGTTAAGAATCCGGAGTATTGGGTACGTTTTGTAGAACGCTTAAATCTTGTTAATGAAGGCGCACCCGTTACCCATACCGCTCAGGAGGTCAATTCTTTATATCATCACGGAATCAAGGGAATGAAATGGGGTAGACGCCGTTATCAAAACGAAGACGGAACCCTAACTCCTGAAGGTGTTGAAGGCATTGATTATGGTTATGGTCCTGTACCTAAAAATACGAGTTACTGCAGTTTCTACGCTGCTGGTCATGATATTGCTAAAGGTGTCTTTAAGTTGATGCAGGCAACCATTGACGATCTTAAACACGACCAAGAGTTCAAAGAAATAATCAAGCAGGCGGTTAAGGAAGCATATGAGGAGTTGTGATATGGATAAAGAGCTTAAATTGCTACAGGAAACAATATGTCAAGGTTGTATTAATCCAAAGAAGTTGCATTATGCTAAGGATCCATCTACTGGAGAGAAGTCTTTCGAGTTAAATATGATCGAAGATCTAGCTGGTAGACAGAAAAAGAACAAACAAAAGAAGATTGAAATTCTGTCATTTGACACAACGGGTTTATGTGAAGGACAATTCGATTAAGGAGGTATAATGGAAAAACATGATAAGATTGATTTAATAATCTCAATAATAACGCTAATAATCGGAATAGTGATGTTGGGCATTGTTATATTTGACGTTAGACCACATCCTGATCCTATCCCACAACCTATAACTATCTCGGTAAATGTGATGCTGCCAGATTGTTACGATCATGCTGATATTTTAGAGATCGAGGAGGTAGAGGCCACGGTTTCTGAGAATATTTCAGTGTTTACGCCAGATGTGATCGCGATTACGGAAGCTGAGGCTATCGAGTTAACGCGTATAGCAACGGCAGAAGCAGGTAATCAGTCAGATTATGGTATCAGGCTTGTGATAGACACTGTGTTAAACCGAGTAGAGGATCCAAGATTTCCTAATGACATTCACAGTGTTATATTTCAGCCGAACCAGTATTACACGTCAGGTATGAATGCGGTAGCGTTTAGACCTGATATTTTGTCTATGGTTTACCAGGAAGCGGAAGCCAGGACAGATACAAATGTAAAATACTTCGCTCGCAGCTGGCCCAGGAGCGGAACACGTTATATTCACGAAGGAGCACATTACTTTAACCAATAAACAATTAACAAAGGAGGACGTAAGATGACCAATTGTGAGAAATTAAATGAGATATTTGGAGACTTCATATCAGAAATGAACAACATGGATGACTTCAGGAAGTGGCTTGGTTCTGAGTATGTGAGACCTGTTGATATTCAGAAAGAGGAGAATCCGATTCAGTTCATTGAGCAGAAAGATGGACAGATAACATTCCTTAAAGACAAAGAGCTGTACCACTTTGAGGGATGGGCATCATGGAACGATGAGAATGGATATCCTCATGCCGGCGAATTCGACATGCATACACAGGCAAAATCCGAAGCACAAGCGCTGAACAACATCAAAGCTCGTATCAAGACAAAAGAGTTTGTCCAAAAATGGGAAGAGCAACACGGCGAATACTTTATCGAGAAGGGACAAAATGGTTGGCCTATGAACAAAAGGATCGATATCGACCTGAACGATGGAGTGTCTACTCTCACAAAGGTTATGCCACCGATATCAGAATACCGGCTCATGTATCCAAATGGATCCGGCGTGGAGATATTAGTAAAAGCAAGAAATATTCAGGACGTTTGCAAGAAGTTGGATGAATGTGGTATACCCACAGCAGTATTTGACGCAGATATACAGTTAGGAAACCTCGTAAACAATTAACAAAGGAGGATTATATTTATGGCAAGAAGAGGAATACAAACAGTAAAGTCTAAGTACGATTTTGACAACTTAAGTATGTCCGATATGGTAGGTGATCCGAGGACACTTAGCAGGGCAGAACTTAAGAGACGACTCAACAACCTGTTATGTTATGAGAAACTTGAGATTAACGAAGAAGATGAGAATGATATTATTACGTTCTACACCATAGAGAGACAACCACATACAGTACGGTTCGGTGAGCATAAGGGTGAAAGACGATACACACAAATACGCCATTATGACGATTCCGTATTTGACCCGTACGAGGATGTGTACCACGAGCTTAAGAAGACTCTTGGTAAGCTTGATATTAACGAGATGGATGACTCTGGGTGTGAATGTTTGGCAGCAGCTGTACTTGAGGAAGTATTTAATGACTACAAATACGCTTATCTCAAATCCAAGTCAAATTGCAAGCAGACCAGAGAAGCAGGAGAGGCTGAGATGGATCTAGCTGTATACAAGATGACTAAGGGTATTGGATCGACCCTTGCATATCTTCCTCCGGTTGAGGATGTTTGTAAGGGTTTGCAGGCACAGGTAGATAAGCATCCGAATAGATTCGAGATTTGAGGTGACGTATGAGAACATTAGCAATAATTATATCTGTATTGATGCTTCTTGGCTGTACTGCAGTATCGTGCTTTATAGCCGGAGGAGTATACAACCAGCATAGACACGAACAGAAGCAGCTTGACAAGATCATTAATTGTCTTAATGAACGTGAGGAGGACAGATCAAATGCCGAATAATAAGTTAAGAAAGTTAAATGAGATATTTAAGAAGTGTCCCAAATGTGGAAACAAAGAGGACGTTAAGATCCAGGTGTTAACCGGCAACTTGGCAGAAGATGATGAAATACTTTCAGGGTCTGACGAAAGCTACAGATCATACCAGGCTAGCTGTCCGTGTTGCGGCTTCTCTATGAGACGTAGAACCGTCTTAGAACTGCAGGCTGTTTGGAACATTAGCAAGGAGAAAAGAGTCCATCACGTTAAGAACTGTATAAATGGATTAAACTCGGTATTATATCCTGGCGGATGCTCATACATCAGTCGTGATGCTGTAGAGATGTGGAGAGACGAGGACGGCAGTCTTGAGAAGCTCAGACAGCATTCGCAGCGATCTGTGGGGAAGAAAATTGAATTCAAAGAGCCTTCTGATGGAGAAGGAATGATTGTATATTCTCCGGAGTTCAAGGTGCCTGAGAACTTCAATAGCTTTGAAGACTATGTAAGTACATTACAGTGATATTTATGCGGTGGCGGAATAGGTAGACGCTAAATGGTCTGGGATACGGTCATGCGAAGGGTAGTAGTGTGATAGGTCGGTTCGATTCCGACAGTTGAGATAACTTCGAAGGTCATGTAAGGTGCAAATCAACGAATCAACTGCATATGAAGCAGGCTTAGAAGCTGCCTGGGAACTTGCTAGAAAACTTTCTAACCTTGGATTCAACGACACAAGAAAAGAGATATTTGGTGAGAAGTACGGTCTGTCGATAGACATTATTAAGAATTTCACCGTCGACGAAGTCGCAGCTAAAATAAAAGAGTATGAGGAGGAATAACGGAATGCCACATAGTTTAAGAGTCAAGATAAAGGGTTTGCGATATAAGGGGTTAATCACAGACAAGGATTGTAACCGACTTCGTAAAGCACTTGATAACGAGGATATTCTTGACAAGATAAAAGCAGAGATAGAAAATGATTGGCAATGCTCATTTTTGGTTTGATAAAATAAGTACATATAGTGGTTATCCACATCACGGAGAATGGATTGAATTTTCATTTAGATGCGAACATCCTATTCATTTAAAAGTAAAGGAAATG